ATTGCAACGTCTGGTGTTACTGAAAATGAATGTTGCGGACGGTTGTAGGAATTTCCTGGGGATAAGTTGAACATATTACTGTACTGCCTTTAGGTTTGTTTCAGGTTGTTGGACGGCATCTTTCAATAATCGACCATCGATTATATGGAGTCCGCCTATGCTTCCATCGATTGTTAATTTTGCGGAGAATTCGTCAAATTCTGCAATGAAATATAGAGCAAAATCTTCTGGGTATCGATTATACAACGATCGTGTATCGTTGATTTCGACTTGAAAAGATCTCATTGCTTGCCCGTCATTCTGCCTTGAAAACGGTTCGGAAAACGTTTTCGCTTTTTTATCGTACACTGTATAGATTCGCATATTCATAGTCCTTTTTTCTTTAGATGGTATTCACGAAATTTTGCTTTCACAACATCGTGTTTGGTTTTTAGTTTCTGTCTGTAATTTGGGTCGCCATATTCTTTTGCGGCTTCCTTTGATCGCAGATCAGTCATTGCATTACATTTCTGCGGATCTAACTTTTTGTAAAGTTTTGTGTAATACCTCGGTGGTTGTACTTCATGATTTTTTACACGCATTTTGTCGAATGGAAATATATCATTGAAAAATTTTTCGAACCATGTCTTCCCTATGCCTGGTCGTCGTGACATTGCGACTGAGCCTTCGGGTATTACTTTTACTTTTTGTCCATCTATCATTTTTGTGTATTTATGATCGGATTCGTAGGATGTTTTGCTCTTTGTCACATATTTACATACGTAAATTGCAGAGTCATATGTCAAACTTCCGACGGAGCAAAAGCCTTTGCCCCATGCGTCAGATAATGTTTTTGATGTGAAAAGTGCGTTCCCTTTTTTCCATTTGTAAAATTTTGTGTCGAATGTGAAATCTTCTCCAAAAATTATTAAGTGATAATGTGGACGTCCTTTTTTGTCGCCATATTCCATTCCTCCGAATGTTTTTATTTTGTGTGGGTGTAACGCTTTTCGTAATTTCTTTACGAAAGCTGTGACATCAGCGGGGCATAACGACTGATTTTCGGGCAAATTTTCGTCGTTGTAGGTGAGTGTGATAAACGAATTTCGTTTATGCATTTTGGCTTCGTTCATTACACGTATTGACCAATGTCGGGCACGGGTCATTCGACAACCGATGCATTGTCCGCATGGCAATTGTACTTTACTGAATGATTTGTGGTTTCTGGGTTGGGTGAATACGGGTTTGCAATGTTTTCCTTCTTCGTACTTCTTCCAATTGCATCCGTTTGCCAACCAGGCATCTTTCGGGTTAAAACAGGGCATAGTGAATCTCCATGATGGTGGTTTAAAAGGAATCGGGTTCTGAGCTCGGTTCCTTTTTTTTTGGTTTAAAGCCTATATCCTCCGCGAGAGATTTTAGGCTGGTTCATTTTATGAATTTTCTTTGCTCCGGCTGTATTCCGAAACATCGATTTCGACTGTTTTTTTGGGACTGGTTTCCTCTTCATTTTACCTCCTTTTTTAGGTGAGCTGCGTTAAAGAAGCTGGGAAGCCTTGGTATTCGCCGCTGGTGTCAGTGGGCATAGTTGAATCAAGTATGTAACTATGCCTTTCCGTCCTGCGCTCCGCTAGCGGGGACGGGTTTGCTCCCGCCGGCTTCGCCGTTGGGGGCCTGAGCCTCTTTCGAGGCTTCAGGCTCGGTTGGGGTTATGAGGCCAAGTTTGACCGATTCTTGATAGTTTTTAGGGTTCTCGACGAATTGTAAGCACTGTAATGGGTTGTTGTTGAAGCGTAGTCTTGTTTTTGCTGGTAGTTGGTTAAATTGTTGTTCTGCTTCACGTTGTAGATTGAGTGCATATTGTAGGTCGAGGATCGCTGGGTTATCTCCGAATCTGGGTGGATGGTTATTGGCCATTAGGACGTTTCGTCCATATTTTTCCGCTAAAGCGTTTATGTCTGTATCATCTCTTTGGTTTTGTTGAACACGATTGGAATCGTATTCTGTGATAGAAGAGTGCCATCGTGATGAGTTTAAGTTCGAGTATTTATGTAATATTTTTTGTTTCATATTTTAATCCAGATATTTTTGTAAAAATTTATTATCGGGCTTCATACCTTTCAGTATTTTATTTCCGATAATTTTCCAGTTGAATTGATTTTCGGCCTCTGTACGTCTTTCGGTATTTGTTAATACCTGTTTGTTTTTTTCTACGAAGCCTTTCTCAGCTTCGGCTTTTTCCTTCAACGCTTGGTTGAGTTTCGTATTTGAATCGACCTGGTCAATTTCTTTCTTTAAGCGTCTGGCTTCGATTGCATTTCCAACAATCGCTCCAATATCACTTTGTGTATTATGGGTTGATTGGGCCTGTGCCATAGCTCCTTGGGGCGCGGAAGCGCCACCATTGACGGCAAGCAAAGGGTTGATTCCAGCAGCGCGCAGGTCAGCGACCTCGCGTTGATGTGCTGTGTTTGACATTCTTTCCTGAAAAGCCATTTGATTATCGGCATTTTTTGCATTAGCTGCATTTGCTGACTCCGTTGATAAATAATTTCCAACGCCGGGTGATATTGCAGACATCCCGACGTTGAGAATTTTACTTAGGAATCCCATTAAAACCTCATTAGGCCAGGATTTGCGAATGTTGGAAGTACACGTACGTGTCTGTACGAATGTACAATATCGTATTCGAAATCTGGTGTTGGATCTTCTGCTGTTCCTGGAACTGCTTTTACACGTCCCATTGGAGGATTTTCCTCGATGAAATCTGAATTCAGCAACGGTGCTGATGTGTAATACTGTACCAAATGGTATGCATCGAGTGAGTTTGGATTGTTGGACGAATCGACAGAATTTGACCGGAACAAACCGGTTACAAATGATTGTCTAAATCTTAATTCGTCCCATCTTGGCATGTACGAAAACACTCTTGAATTTCCCGTTGTAGAAGAATCGTCGGTTAAATAAATTTCCGACTGTAATACTGGTTGTTCGCCAAGATTTGCAAGTTGAGGAACGTAAAAATCATTAATCGTTTTGTAGGTATGAGTTCGATCAAGCCCTTGTTGATATCCTTGCTCTGCTCTTGCAGCCATAAGGCCGATAATTACTCCATGTTCTGTGAAGGATTTTGAAAATCCATTTTCCTGATGGTTGATGGTTCCCATTGCAGCTAGTGAGGCCTGTGGTGTTGTTGCGGTTTCTGACGTTTGTGGAATTGGGATTGTGTTTAACATTATTCCATATGTTCCGTTTAAATATTCCGGTCTCTGGAGCCGTGCGTCATCTCCGCGTACTCCGAAAAAAGCTAACATTCGTTCCTGATAGCGAGTGCCTCCTCGTGCGTTTAATTCAAGGATCTGCTGGTACGCAATAGCGGTTCGTAATGCGTTTATTGTTGGTCCAGGAACGCCGTTTAATGGAACGGTAAGGGTATCGCCTGGATCGTAGTATGATAGGTTTCCAGAGACTTTTACTCCTCCATCTTCTCTTACAAAATCTGAAGTTGATGGGGACCCTGTTGCTGAATCTCTATACAACGGTTGACCTAAACCGCTTGGTTGTTGGGCAATGACTCCGACAGCTGCTGATCCAAGTGCGATTGTGACGGGATCTCCTTTTTGAGCAAAGGGGAGTCCGGCGGTAAAGTAATCTCGCATTTTTGCTCGTCTAAGCAATGTGTAGAGAGTTGAAGCGTCTGGTCCGTCACCTTTTGTGAAAAACACGTCATTTTGTAGGTTTTGGTCTTTGAACCAGGAATTTCTGATGAGGTTATAGGCTCGCACGTAAAAAGCATGATGGGTCCATGTTTTGAGCCCTGTGCCAGCATCAGTAGTGCTTGGGACACGAGTAGGATAACCGAAATAGTCATATAGAGATCCTCCGGCATAGCCGTCTGTTTCAGGTGGGTTCACCTGTGGAACGATAAAATCTGTCGAAGAATCTGGATTGTCTTGGGCTCCGTTAAAACGTTCCCAATTATCCCAAAGTAACCTTAATGGGACGAAAAAATAAAATGTGTCGAGGTAAATATTGTCCATGATTGGGTAAACCATGGGCTGAGCTCGTGCGAATATCTGGGATCGTAATGAAACTGTATCCCCAGGAAAAATCAGATCGTGAAACATCGGTACAAGTAATCCTGAGTTGAAAGTGCCGCGAACGCGGTAATCTCTTTGAAAAGAAGATCGGGGCATTGCAACGTCTGGTGTTACTGAAAATGAATGTTGCGGACGGTTGTAGGAATTTCCTGGGGATAAGTTGAACATATTACTGTACTGCCTTTAGGTTTGTTTCAGGTTGTTGGACGGCATCT